AGCATAGTCGGACATAATACGTTTGCGTCCTGCCATAAAGATTGCACCTGATATGGATGCAGCGACACCTACGTTGTAAGTATCAACAGGAGTACGACTTTTGATGATTGCGTTGAACATATTCATTCCTTGCAAAACACTACCACCCTCAGAGTTAATCCAAACTTGGATTCTTTTTTTGCCCATCATATCAAGGCACAATAACTCTTCTTGGAATTTAGCACCATCGATGTATGGAAGTTCATCCCATTCACCTTCTTCGGTGTAAGATGCACCGATTTGACGATTGACCAACATTATTGGTTCGTCTGCGTTAGCATCAATGCAATAACTAAATTCCATCTCCATAGGTGCAAAAATACAAAGCCTCCCAACGTATGGAAGGCTTGTACATTACAAATCTTTTTTATGACTTTAATAGCCGTTCAATCTTATCTTTAGGCATTGAATCAAAGTATAACCGCAAGGCATCGCCGACTACTTCCGACCTACTTACTTCTTGGTCTTTCGCATAATTGACCACCAACGTATGATATTTCGGATTTGGATATGCTTCCACTTTTCTTTCAAGTGATGTTGACTTCTTTGGTTCTTGCATTGGGTATGGGATTAAATAAAGTATGAAAAATCAATAATTATATCAACAGCCGTTGCCCCAGCACCTGATGTATCTAAAGTTCCTGTACTTCCTGAAATTATAAGACCTACTAATGCAGCAGTTAATATATTTGTTCCAAAGAAATATCTATCTCCTGAAATTGGTCTATATTCTGATGGCAAAGTAAATATTGGAGTACTTGATATTCTTTTAATTGTGCCCCTAATAAATACTTGCTTATTTATCATATAAAATCTTAAATTATCATTCGGATATAATATTGAATTTGCCCAACCTGCTCCAAATGCAGGTTCTATTCCTCCACTACCAACATAATGCGAAATATCAGACATTTTAATTATAGCTGAATAAGCAAATCCTTGAGTAGGCGACGGTGCCATATTGCTTTGATACACCGACATCTTAGTATCAGCGTGAACGTTTCTTGCAATACCATCGGTAAAGGTAACAGGGTCAGCAACCGAACTTGTTACATAACTTGTTGAGCCTATTACATACACCGAATTTCCTCCTGTTAATGTAAAAGTAACCGCAGGTACAAGATACAATACCCCATTCCATAAGATAGCACCTTCTTCAATAACATAAGATGAACCTGAACCTGTATTGTTACATCCATATAAAGCATACGGAGTACTTGTTGAATAATCACGTCCAATAATCGTACGACCTAATGCGTTGAGCATCTCGCTTGATGCGGTTTGTAAGAAGTCCAATGTTCCTGATTTGACAGGAAATCCAACTGTTGTTGAGATTGAGTTTGTTAAGAGGTTTTTCATTTTTTTAGTATGGTGTTATTGTGTAAGTAAGTCCGATTGCTACATATCTATCAACAAACATTCGCACAATATTTTCTTTCGTTGTGCCTAATGCGTTGTATACTGATGTTTGTATGTTGATAGTAAAGTTAGCAGGTAGTGGAAAGGTATAATCGTTAATCACGAATGAATCACTTGCATTGTTATATGATGATGATGATATTGATTCAATACCACCCACACGAAATACGATGACAGGCTGTGTGATGTTAGATATGTAGATAGGGCTAATGCTTGGAGGATTGACATAGGTTGTGCCGAATCGTTTATTCAATGCGTATTCCAATTCTAACTTAGTAGCGTTGAAGTTTTGACTTTCGTCCGACCCAATGAAGCTATCAAGTATGCGTAACCAATCGGTTGATGCGGTAGGTTCTGCCGTTGTAGATGCCACCATACATTCGTAAACCGAGCCATCCTTATACTTAACGTGCGCACCTGATGTGTATGTACCTGCACTCCAAGTAGTTGCCGTTGTATCTCCTATCATTGATTTATAGAAGATTTGATACATACGATTGAACGCTGATAGTAATCCTGACGATAAGGTCTTAATATAAGTAGTTCGCTTATTAGAAGGTAATAAGTCGGATACAAGTTTGTTTATATCGATGTTAAAAAGTTGTGCCATTATTCAGCTATAAAGGTTAGTGTATCGGTAAAGGTATGCCCTGCGGTAGTTTCTTGAACCAAATATCCTGCACCTGATGTATATTTTCTTAACACCCAATCTCCTGCCAAGACCAAATCAACTCCAGTAAGAACGGCTTGCCCATCTAAGCGACAAGATACTCGTTCAAATACAACATCATTAACCCCTTCAATTTGACGGATAAGCGTTTCTAAATCTGATACTTTAATATCACCACCGAAGTAATGACATTTGTATTGATTACCGAAGCATAGATACCTTGATAGTAAATATTTCCTTCGATACGAATCTTATCAGATGCCGATGATGATACGACATAAGATATACCTGCCGTTCCTTTGAGTAATACATAGGCTTGTAATGCGGTTACTTCAGGAGATGTCAAGGTAGTAAGCGTTGTTCCTTTAGCCACCTTAACTAATACTTGATTAGCGAAGTTAGTACCAACTGAACAAGCCGTTACAATTTGTAGTGATGGGATAACTACAGGATATTGAACCACACCGCCCACGTTTGTCAAGTATTGTGGTGTTGCGGATGAGTATTGGAATCTAAACACGGCATCTTGTATCCACTTCGCACTACCTGACGCTGACTTCTCTAAGATGTCTTGCATCTTTGCTATTTGGATGTCTTGCAACTGCTCGGCAAGTGATTGAGCAACCGCAAACGTATAGCATATCGCCCTTAATAAATTCCTTGCTGACCAAGTGTTTGGATTGATAGTTATGCCGATACTACCGAGTTGCGTTACTAACTGCGTTACTAAATAATCATTGCATTGCTGAACTGTTCTTGCCATTGTTGTTGTGTTAAGTGTTCCAAATTTTGTCCATATACTCACGAATCAATTCCGTTTGCATACTTGTTAATGTTGATGTTTGTTTCATAAATGGTCTTGCAGGAATAGTCGATGCGTGATTGCGACCTGCTTGACCGCCCTCGTTGTGAATCGATGCGTATGGTAAGTCTACTTGCAATCGTATGCGTTGGAATGTACGTTCAACTGCTGACCTTGCTACCTTGCGTCTAAGTGTACCTGTACCGACTAAGATAGGGTTGCTTCGGTTAGCCGATAGACTTATTCCCTTTGGCTTGTACTTGTATTCCTTAGTACCATCTATTCTACGATTGACTTCCTTCCATTTATATTCGTCAAGTCCACCTTTGGTAAACGCTTCGGCAAAATGATTCTCTGCTTGTGCAGATAACTTCATAGGTAACTCACGCTTAGTTCTTTCTAAGTTTGCTTTTACTTGCTGTAAGTTGAATCGGTGCATTATCCCCATTATCCTAAGTCGGTGTCTTGTTGTTGTTTTACCATCTCAATATGTTCATCATCATAAACTAATACTTTCAATTTTTCCATTAATGCTTTGTCCATAAACTCACTGCCCTTCTTGATAGTTACGTTCTTAAACGATACTTCGTTAAAGTGTTCAAGGTCAGCTTCCCATTCAGGTTTGCGTTCAAGCATTCCTCTTTTAAACTCTGCCCACTTATCTGCTCTAAGCATTATCTCTTCGACAGGTCGGTTACGCACCTTCCAAAAGTCAAGACACGCTTGTATCATATCGATTGTCATATTGGCTTTGTAGCCTTTGTGTATTATTGTACTCATTTATTCTTCTTCAAAGTTAGGTAAAGGTAATCCAAAGTTATCTTGTCCAAGTTCCGCAGGTGCATCGAAGTAGGGATGGTCTGCGGTGAATATTTCACCCGTCTTGCCTACGTTGTTGATGAATATATCTTGTCCTTTCGCACTCATCTGTTCGACCACAGGACCAACAATATCTTCTGGTGATTCGGTTAGTGATTTGTTCTCATCGTGTTGCAAGACTATACACTTGCAGTTGAAGTGGTTGGTAGGTGCAACGCTATCCCATATTGGGTCATCAACAGGTGCGGTCATTCCATCTAATGGTTGACATATATCACACGCATCACCAATGGCTGAATACTCAAGTATTGGTAACACATCTTTCTCTTGCTCTATTCGTTGCCACTTCGATGCGCTATCTGCTTGTGCTATTGCGGTGTTGTATTCGGTTCTTCCCCAATTATCATTCCAATTATCATACGTTTGTCTTGCGATATCGTTGAACTCACGAGATGTTCTTACGTTGCCGTTCTCATCCGTTAGTAAACTACTTATTTCCTTGACTTGTTGGTAAGTTTTAGCCGCCCCAAACATATAAACATTCGTAACTAACTCTTGCAAGAATGGGTCGGTAGCAATAGCTTCAAAGCCTACACCAAATCCTTCCAAGACTGCCTTCTCTAAGTATTTAGTCAATGCTTGATAGTAATCTAATGGCAAATCAAGTTCGGTAATACTACCGTCCTCAATGCCTTTGATTAACTTCTCTATTTGACTATTACTATACTCCATTAATGGCTGTGTTTAGAATACATTTGGTTTAACTTATTCTGAATCTTTGCAGGAAAAGTAGGTGCATTCGGTGTCGGTACAACTATCTCTGCCAATGGTATGCCAGTCTTCTCGGTGAAGTATTTCCCATCCATCTGCAATCCACCTTGCTTAATCTTTACGCTTAAATCTGCAATGGTATTAGCGTTATCAACCTCTTCACTATCATTCATCATACACGCTACTGAACCATCAGCTATGTTGAAACCTAATGCTCTTAGGCGGTCGAATAGTTGCTTGTTTACTAATGGCAAGACAAACGATGCGTCTTTAGTTTGCTTATCTTTAAGTGCTTGTTGTGCAGGTGATTCTTCACCACTATTTCCTAACTTACCTGCGATTGATTTGATAGCATCAGCGTGACCAAGTATTATCTGCGATACTTTAGCTTCAAGTCTTGCCTCAAAGTTATCATAACCCTTATATCCACTTCCACCAAGTGATGTCTCGATGAACTCGATACTATCACCGATGTCATCCAATACCGCCCAACCTGATGAACCCATTTGCGCTAACGTATTGGCGAACTCTTGTCTCTCGGCTTCGTTAGTCTTATTAGTCTTACCAACTCTAAATGGTTGCGAGAACAACTCAACGAAATCACCATTAAACCCAAGTAGGTTGCGCATAAATATTTCGTAGATAGATAGTTCCCAAAACAATCCATATCCGCAACGTGATGCGCCTGTTTCGTTAGGTGTACCAACAAACACATACCAATTCTTAAACTCTTCTTCCTCTTGTATCTTACATCCACTTGTCATATAAGCAAACGAGCCGATAGTGATGCGGTCAGGTGATACGTTCTCACGCTTGATGGTGTTGATATATGGAAATTCGCCATCAATAATATCATCCAAGTGAACAACTGAATAACCGAAGAACAAAGCGTCCATACAAATGGATAAGTAAGTAGTGAACCAAGTCTTGAGTTGCGTCTTGCCGTTTATAGTATGGCAAAGTAAGTCGGTTAGTTGTTGGTCTATCTCACCTGATGCGGTTCTAAACTCCCATTTACGAAGAAGTGTTAAATCTTTTCTACGTTCAACACACGCTTTTATAAATCCGTTCTCTCTTGTGTTGACATACATTTGTTGCATCTTCACACGAAATGGATAATAGGCTCGTTCTGCCTCGTTGATAGCTGCTGCTCTTGTTGTTACATCTTGACGGATACGAAGTAACTGAATAGGTACTATCGGTGTCTTAGCCGATTGAACT